GTGAAATATTTGAACAAATTCTTATAGTTCAGGAGAATAAGGACCTTGGGACATTCTATGCAACCATAGGCCAAAGTGGTGGGATAGAAGGTTGGATGAATCAGTTGTGGGGCCTACAGAGTGCATTAATCATGAGGTTGTTCACATATGATTATAATTTGAGTGTTGACCACATCTTAACATATTCCGATGATATAAATGCAATAGTAAGGCTGAAGAATGCGAATCCTAATAATCTAATTACATTATTTAAGAATTGCTCTGACTTTTACAAGAAGTTCGGACAACTTATAAAGATTAGACAAACACAGGTTACAGGGTCACGAGTCACTATGTTGAAAAATCATTTTATACATGGGTATCAGTCTGAAACAACAATCAAGAGGATATTATCCTTTACAATTATGTCAAGTAAATACTATTATTCAGAACAAGTGGAGTCGGAGTCTATAAATGCAACTACTGCTTCATGTTTGGAAAATACAACAATGATATATACAACAATATTCCTGAGGAATCTATTGTTGGGATTGATAGGTGTGGCAACATTCAATCGATTTTTACAAACAACAAATGACCAACATTTTAAGGAACTATTGGATAAACGTATCTTGGTTCTTCTAAATCAGCCTATTGAACTTAAATCAGTGGTCGACAATTTCTACGAGTACAATAGTGGTCAATCATATGAGATCAAACTTGGTGATGATATATATTATGTTATTTGTGAAGATGGTATGGCTAGTGTTAAGGGAAGGGATCTGAAGGATGTTAGTGATGCGAGACGATTGTACCTTAATAAGCTATTAATATTATCACAATACAAAAACACACGTGAATCTAGTATTGTAGAATATTTCTTCCGAATAGCCAGAGAACCAAGATCTCCACATAAGATGTTATGGTACTATAAGATGATGACACCTGTTAGTATGGGGGGATTCGGAATTATACCATTGCAAGACCAGATAATAAGTGGGCATAGCGAATCTCGTCCTAAGATCATAGCATTCTTTGAAAAGGTATTAAAGCGGAATGATATAGATGCAGATGCTATGAGGAAGCTGATTTATCAGCACTATTATATCAATGAGCATTCTGATAAGATAGAATCATTAGTCAGCTCAATGTCACCAACATACAATACATTATTCGGTTATAAGGATATAATAAAGCAAACAATAGTTGAATACTTACATGATAAAGCATATAGAAATGTAGATGTAAAGAAATATATGGATCTATACACAGAACGATCCAATGTTGTAAAGAAAATATGTGAGATTAATAAGGAAAAATTTACGTTTAGGATAGTTAGGAAATATGTTGATGTATCCCATATAACCTTGATAGAACAGTTTATTCAAAAGCTTGAACATAGTAATACTGTGTTCAAATTAGCAAGTGCTAGACCGACTGAGATTATAATGCGAATCTTTCATACTTCTGTGAAGGCACAAAATGAACTCTATAATCTAATCTATGATGTAAAACACAAGAATTATGCTTCACTCAATCCTGAACTAAATCTATATAATATTAAAAGATCAAATTTTCCAGACTATAAATTCAATGATATAGTTGAACCGACATATGATCTATCACTTATTGAACAACTAGAAGCATCTCACATATACTTGATACCTGGTAGTATTTATAGGATGACAAAAAATGGCCCTAAATATCATGACCCGATGTACAATAAGTCAGTCAAGCCAAAATATCAGCTAAAATACGAAATGAATTATCATTTTCAAAGCCCTGCTGAGTACAAAGTATTTGAAGCAGTTAGATTTACAAAGTGGGTGATACATGCTTCAAAACAGGATATAAACTACATTGATTCAAAGTCGTGTAACATAATGAATACATGTAATTATGTTATTAGCTTCTACACAGATTCAAGATATAGAGACTTATCACAATATGTTTTAACACCGACAGGTGGTCAGATATTTCATAGAACAGACAACCAAGGGTTCAGATCAAATAGTTCAGTTAAGATTGCACCGAATCTCTCAGGTAGTATTATAGCTGAATTCACAAGCACATATAAAGCTGGAACGGGGGG